GTCCGAGTTCGTGCGCCATGTCGCAGCCCAGGCGCTCATGCATGACATCAAGCTCGGCTATCTTGCCCTGGAGGAATCGGTGCCCCGCACGGCGCTTGGACTCCTGGGCATCATCGCCGAGCGTCCCCTTCACCAGTTGAAAGACCCGTTTGATGACCCGCTGCTCGTCCAGGCGTGGGACACTCTCTTCAAGGGGAACTTCTACTGCTACAAGCATTTCGGATCGACCGATGCCACCAACCTCCTGGCGCGCATCCGATACATGGCGGTCGGCCTGGGGTGCCGCATCGTGATCCTTGACCACATCTCGATTGTTGTGTCCGGCATCGCCGATGGCGACGAGCGTCGAATCATCGACAACCTCGTCACCAACCTCCGCACGCTTATTGAAGAAACGGGCTTGGCGGTGATCGCCCTGTCGCATCTTCGGCGTGCAACCGATGGGGACTTCCACGAAGAAGGTGCCAAGACTTCGCTCGGGCAGCTTCGCGGATCGGGGTCGATCGGGCAGCTGTCGGATATCGTCATCGGACTGGAGCGCAACCAGCAAGCAGATGGCGCAAACCGCGACATCCTGACGATGCGTGTCCTCAAGAACCGCTACAACGGTGTCACCGGCCCTGCCGGTCGCGCTCGCTACAACAAGGAAAAGTCGGTGCTCGAAGACCTTGGCTTGGCAGACATGAAGGTGGAGGTATGAGCTTGCACCCCGGCACCTTGTTTCATTTCCGATGGCTGAAGGACGGTGATGCTTACCGTCTCTCCGTCGTGATCTTCGGATCTTCCCGTCGTGAGATGATGTTGGAGACGCCCGAAGATTGGGATGAATTCACCGCCTGGATCAAAGTCCTGGCGGCGGCAGACTATCCTGGAGAAAAAAAATGAACTGGTCACCTTTGCAAAAGCCGCAGATCATCGCCGCGCGTGCGACGTTGGCTCAAATCCAAGAGGCAATCCAAGAGGCTCGGGAGTCATTGGCGGGACATGAGATGAGGTTCAAGTTCTACCGCAATCGTCCCGGCAAGGATGTTATTCAAGTTCGCCGCATGGCTGTTGTCCAGGAGGCGATTGAAAAGAAGATCCGGAACCTTGAAGCGGCATCGAAGATCAAGGAGGCATCATGCTGAACGACGATGTTGAAAGCCCGAAGCACTACACCTCGCATCCGAGTGGCGTCGAGTGCATCACGATTACCGAGCATATGAATTTCCTGCTCGGGAACGCCGTCAAGTACATTTGGCGTGCGGACTTGAAGGACAACGACGTTAAGGACTTGGAAAAGGCTATTTGGTATCTCAAGCGCGAGATCGAGCGCCGGTATCAGTACGGCCCGAAGAGGATCGGATGAGACTCGCATACGATCTCGAAACCAACGGCCTCCTCGACACCGTTTCGATGGTGCATTGTATGGCAGTTGTCAACATTGACACCGGGGAGGAAAAGTTCTTTCTCCGCGACGCCTACCGAATCCAGGGACTCAAGATCGACGGCGGGATGCTCGAAGGCTTGAACTATCTCAAGTCCGCGACGACGTTGATCGCTCACAACCACATCGGCTATGACCTACCGGTGCTTCAAAAGCTTTACGGGTTCCAACCGAAGGCCGAGATGATTGACACGTTCATCCTGGCTCCCCTGGTGTACCCCGACATCCGCGACGAAGACTTCAAGCGCTCGGGCTTCCCGATGAAGCTGATTGGTAAGCACAGCCTGGAGTCTTGGGGCTTCCGCCTGAATCTCCGCAAGGGTGACTACGGTAAGGAGCGCACGGACTGGTCTACGTTTGACCTCGATATGGTCAACTACAATCTTCAAGACGCCCGTATCTGCGCGGCGCTCTATAAGCATTGTTTGGTCAAGGCTCCGTGCGAAGCCGCCATTAAGTTAGAACATGAGTTCGCCGGAGTCATCCGTAAGATGGAACGTACCGGCGTTTCCTTCGACTCGGCGAAGGCGCATGAACTCATCGGCAAGTTGCGCGATGAGCAAGCGAAGATATCGGATGACCTTCAAACCGTGTTCCCTCCGAAACGGGTCGAATACGAGACGCCTGTTCGGAAGGAGAAGCGCTACCGTACCGAACACTTCAATCCCAATAGCCGACAGCAGATCGCCAACGGGCTGAAGGAGCGCTACGGATGGTCGCCGACGAAGCTCACCGACACCGGCCTTGCCGTCGTCGATGAAGAAGTCTTGGAGAAGCTGGACTACCCCGAGGCCAAGCTTCTTGCTCGTCACATGATGCTTACGAAACGCATCGGGCAGCTGGCCGACGGGGACAACGGCTTGCTCAAGCTCGTTAAGGAAGGACGGATTCATGGTCGCGTCGCTACTCTTGGGACTGTTACTGGGCGTTGCTCTCACCATAGCCCTAACCTGGCACAAGTTCCTTCGGTTGAAGTCGAATACGGAAAAGACTTCCGATCCCTCTTCACAGCCGGAGACAATCGAGTTCTCGTAGGTTGCGATGCCAAGGGCATCCAACTGCGGTGCTTGGGCCACTACCTTGCTCCCTATGACGACGGCGAATACGCTCGGCTTGTCGTCGAGGGCGACCCGCATGAACGCAATCGAGTAGCGGCAGGACTTGCTACCCGGGCTGAGGCCAAGCGCTTCATCTATGCGTTCTTGTTTGGTGCCGGGAACAACAAGCTCGGGGCGATTCTGAATTGCTCTCCGGCTGAGGCCGCTAACGTGCGGAAGCGGTTCCTCGAAAACCTCCCGGCTTTCGGGCTGCTTACGAGCAACATCGAGGATGCCGTCACCAGGCGGAAGTACCTCAAGGGAATCGACGGGCGCTTCTACCACATCCGATCGGCACACTCGGCTCTTAACGTCTTGCTCCAGGGCGCCGAAGCGATCTTGATGAAGAAGGCTACGGTGCTGCTCGAAGCCGGACTGCGAGCCAAGCCGGAACACGCTGACACGAAGATCGTCTTGCATATCCATGACGAACTTCAGGTCGAGACGACGGATCAGCTGGCATCCGACGTTGCCACGATGTTCCGTGAATCCCTCCGTGCTGCTGGCAACTTCTACAACTTCCGATGCCCCCTGGACACCGACGCAAAGGTCGGAGCGAACTGGGCGGAGACGCATTGATGAAGGAATCCGGCGATATGCGCGTGGACAGCAGGGGCTTGCTGCTGTCGATCGGCGACTACTGCCTGGTCATTCACAAGGACAAAGAAGGCGTTGTCATGATGACGACGGGCTTCTACGAAGGTGAGAATGACCCGCCTACTCGCTCGGATTTCAACATCGCCCCGGTGCAAACGGCGATCGTCGGGAGCGACGCCAACTTCAAAGGTTCCTACGTTTTCCGTTTGCACAGCGTCTTCGACACTCTTCAGCTCACGACGTTTGTGACGCTCGCGGAGCGCACAATCGCTTCCTACGAGAAGACGAAGCGCATCGCGAATCCGAAGCGCCTGGTCGATCGGATGAAGATCATCGTCGAATCGCCGGACGTACCGTTTGATATCACTCGCTCAACCGAGTTCCTGGACAAGATCGAGGAAGAAGAATGAAGTGCCAGCTCCTGGTGGACGCCGATACGATCATCTATCAGGCGGCGTTTGCGTGCGAGATCGAGGTCGAGTGGGAGCCGGACGTATGGTCGGTGACCTCAGACCTGAACGCTGCGAAAGCGATCATCTCCGGCAAGCTGTTGGCGCTTAAGGAGCGCTTCAAGACGACGGATATCATCCTGGCGCTGACGGATTCGGCGAACTGGCGAGCGGCTTACTACCCCGACTACAAGGCTACGCGCAAGAAGTCCCGCAAGCCGGTCGGGTTTAAGGCGCTAAAGGACTGGCTCAAAGCGAACCACAAATGCGTTCAGAAGCCAGGACTCGAAGCAGACGACGTTTGCGGGTGGCTGGCAACCAAGCCGGGGAAGATCAAGCGCATCATCGTCTCCGTAGACAAGGATCTGAAGACGATCCCAGGGTGGCTCTTCAACCCCGACAAGGACGAAGCGCCTAACCTGATCACGCCGGAGATGGCGGATTACAACCATATGTTCCAAACGCTCGTCGGCGACAAGACCGACAACTACATGGGGTGCCCCGGCATCGGCCCCGTGAAGGCTCGGGCGATTCTCGACGAGGCCGGGGGGAACCTATGGAAAGCGGTTGTAAAGACCTTCGAGGCCCAGGGGTTTACTGCGGAAGACGCATTTGCCAACGCTGCCGCTGCCAGGATTCTTCGGTACGGTGAGCTAGACCTGGCGACTCAGAAGCTTATTTGGAGTCCGAAATGATCGACTTGTACCTCATAAGCATCCTGGCCAGGTTGAATGACCTGGAGCAGAAGATGATCGAAACCAACGAAAAGCTGGAACGGATCGCCGAAGCCGTCAGGCCGCAGAAGCCCAATGCGAAACCGAAAAAAACCTAATCACGACGCATTTCATGGTTTCCCGCTGGTGCCGGAAGCCTTGGTTGCCGAACTCCGCAAAGTCTTCCCGTCGAGGCCGGTGCTTCCAGCGTCGTCCCCTACGGATATCTACTATGAGGCCGGGGTGCAGAAGGTCATCGACTACCTCGCCGATATCGTCTCCAAACAAAAGGAGCAAGCCGATGTGTTTCGCCCCGAAGATCCCGAAGGTTGAACTTCCGCCGCCTCCGCCGCCCCCGGCTCCGCTGCCGCAGGAAACGATCAGCAAGGTTTCCTTTGCTCCTAAAGGTAAGGCGCCGAAGCTGCGCGGGTCGCCTAACGCTAGTTTGACGATCACCCCGCCGATGGTGGTGCCGACGAAGCCGACGAATGTGGGGATGGATTAATGTGTACTTCAGGCGGTGGGACACGACCTGTGGGTGGCGACCTTTTGAATCCTGCAAAATACATCCAAAAC